CTATTTCTAGAATGTCAGCATATGGGTTTTCTTTATACCTTTTCTAAACTATCCCCGTCACCGTATTCGTTTGAACTGCCGTTATTTCCGTTTAGATATTTTATTCTTGAGCCGAATATCGGCAGAGCCAAGATGAAAATAATCAGGTAATGTAGGATTTTATTCCAAAGCCCATTTTCAAAAAGACTAAGCTCGGTAAATGTATCTTTTACAATTCCCAGCATTTTTAAGACGGCTGAAATAAAATCGAGTGCCAAGGGATATGCAACGGATACTCCGATAAGGACGATAAAGAAGTTCAAAACCATACTTACCTTTGGAAGTCTGCTGTGCAAGAGAATGATTAAAACTCCGTAGGCAAGTGTCGCTACAATTCCAAGTGCGATGTCTATCAGATAGACAAGATTTCCTGTGGCAAGTTTTGTTCCGATGAATGAATGTCCATAGAAACAAGTAAGAAGAAATACCAATGCAAAATCTATCGCAAACGCCGCAATTTTTACCGTTGATACGGCGAGCATTTTGTATAAAGATATTGCAAGCGGAATTCCCACAACAAATAAAAGTACGAGTATTATCATATGCTTCTCCTATATGCTTTCTATCGATTCCTTAATCGGCTTATAGTCCTTCAGAAAGTCTGAGTTCGGACAGCTCAACCTATACGGATCGATGTCGATTAGTTTCATTCTGACGAGTTCAGATATTTTTACCTTAATCAAATTTATATCGGTTTGAAGTTCATAAGCTAACTCATTTTCACAATACCCGTCTTTGATTAAGGAGCATATTTCGTCATCGTCTATGAGTAAGTGTGCGGCAAATAAATTGGCTTCTCTTTCGTAAATAGAATTATTCGTTCTATGAATTGTCTCGTGAAACCAAGTTTTATGACTGGCACGATTTCTGTGTAGTTGGTCATGTCCCAGTTCATGTGCGAGAACGGTTTTTCTTTGAAAGCCTGCGTCTGCAGAAATAAAAATTGTTCTGTTCCTCAAGATAACTTGGTACATTCCGAGTAAGCCCTTGGTATCGTTAAGAGGAAAAATCATAATCTTTTCACCCTTAATGATTTCTTCGGGATCTCTGCTTCCGTGTTTTTTGATTAAGGATTGAACTTTGTCGTAAATATAATCTCCAGACATAGTGTTCCTCCTTAATTATTTCTTTTTACGCCTACCGTATTTCTTGTTTTCTTCTTTTGCAGCCCAATAGGCTTTTGTGATAGCTTGAAATGCGGCGTCTTTATCTTCATCTGAAAGTTCTCCGCCGGCAAATAATGAACTAAGACCTTCCGTGTAAGCTTTGGCTTTTCGTGCTTCACTTTGTCCGTATTCACCCGCTACTCTTGCTAAAAACTCATCGGTATCTTCAAGAAGATAATTGTAATCGCAATTCATTACATTGGCTATTTTTTGATATGTTTCCATTTTTCTCGGAAACCGTTGTGAGTTTTCGTAAAGAGAAAGCGTCTTAAGCCCAACTCCGATTTGCTTGGCAAACTCTACCTGAGTAAGGTTATTGTCTTGGCGAAATTTTCTTAACTTTTCTCCGAAATTCATAAAATCCTCCTAATGGGTACTTAAGGAAATGATTTTTATAAATATGTCCTTTAGTACTTGTTTTTTGATATGAGATGGCGTATTATCTATCTGTACTTTAGTACCTAAATAATATCACAAGAAGCACTTAAAGACAAGGAAAATATATTGGAAAGGGGTGATTTATTTGCGAAAAACAAAGATGATGAAACAGATTGAGGGATTGTACGACCAACATAATCTTGAGTACTTAGCGACTTATGAGAAAGCAAAGGCAGTACTTAGTATTTATCGAAATGTCGTATGGTCTTTAAAAAATACAGTGGACAACATGGTTTGCGAATCGATGGCGACTTACGGAAAAGATTTGGATACTGCTCTGATGTATCTTAGCGAATTTGCTCCAACGCACAAAAAGAAAGATTTTGAAGCCAAGGTAAATCGTCTTTTTGAAACGAGATGGCTTATTGGAGTTATCGATAACGCTCTGGATAAGATTGCGGATTATCCCGAACACGGAGAAGTTTATTCAAAAATTTTGTATCATTATTTTCTGGCAAAAGAAAAGGAAACCGATGACGGCTGTATGTTAATCACGGGGCTGGAGAGAACTTCCTACTACTTAAGAAAAAAGGAAGCAATCTCTCTTATGGGTATTGCTCTTTGGGGTTACTCACTGCCTACTCTGCTCCATGAAATAAGAGAGGGAAAAAATATAGAGCAGCTTATGATAGGAGGAAAAGTTAATGAGAATACCTTTATACGATCTTAGAAAAAAAGAGGAAGTTAAACTTCTCATTGATAGAATTAAAAACGGTAAAGTGGCAAGCCTTGAGGGACTGCCAATCACTATGACGCTTGAAGTATCGAGCTTAGATTTTGAGCAACAGGAAAATACAAACAAAATAAATTAGCGTACTTACTGCGTACTAAAAACGGACTACTTATGTACTCATTGCGGATTTAATATGTACTTAAGTGCTGATACAATAACTATACTGGGATAGGCATAGCCTAAAAACAAAACCGGACAAAAAGTGGCAAAGGGACTGAGGAGAATTTCTCTCTTCGGTCTTTTTTTATGCCCGAAAACAGGAGGCATTTATGTATCAGCCAAGAGCTCCTCCTACCTATTTGTTTATTGAGAAATCGCAAATCAAAACAAATAGGAGGATAACATGAGCAAGGAATATTATTTATTCGTAGACGGACAAAAAGTGGTAGTAACAAAAGAAATCTACCAAGCATATTGGAAAATGGAAAACAGAGAAAAATACTTAAGGCAGCTGGATAAAAAATACCAGCTGCTTTGTTTTTCTGACTTAGACCATGACGGAAACTTTGAAGACAATCTGGTAGATACGAGCGTTGATGTTGAAAAACTTGTAGAAGCAAAGACGAGAATTGAAGCTCTCTATGAAGCATTAGCCGTGCTTAATAACGAGGAAAGAGAAATCATCAATGCACTTTATTTTGATGAGCAAACGACCAGAGCTGTCGCAAATAAAAGAGGTCTGCACCAAACCACGCTTCTCAGAAAACGAAACCGAATTTTGAAGAAGCTCAGAGAACTTTTAGAAGAAAAAATCTAAAAAGTGTGTTCAAGAGGGTCAAATATTCACTTTAAAAGGTGAGGGGGTATTTGACCCTAATTTTATTAGATGGACGGGCAAGCAGCTCATTCATTTTTGAATTTAAAGATAAACCCTCTCATAGAAAATTTGAACTTTGACAATTGAATAGACCATGACGGGACTTTAATCACTTAAGGAGCGAGATAACGCTACGCCAAGACCTTCTTGCTGAAATTTATTTCGGTTTTTATAAATACCGGCAGAACGCTGAGGATAGAAAGAAGCGAGCGACAGATAGCAGTTTGAAAAGCGGATTTGGGAAATCCGTGAGCCATGATCTAAGTGAGGATAATGATACTTCTATATGTTGATGCCGGCTCATCAAGAGAAAAGAGGCGGAGGTGAGATTCCTATGTAGCTAACCCATAGCACCCGTTAAAGTCACAAAACTTAAACTCTAATTTTTAAATTTAAGAGGGGTAATCTTTATGGATAAATACTGTGAAATCAGAGAACAGCCGAAAGAAGATAAAAAAATTGTCGGCTTGGAGTTTAAAAACATTAACGGATTCAATGTAACAATAGTTAGCGGTGATATCGATTGGACAATCGAAGAAAAAGCGAATGATTATGTAGAAAGAACTTTCATTTTGGTATAAATAGACCGCTGACAATTAAGCAAGGGAGCGGTAAAATATATGCGTGGAAGCTTTGAATCCTTAAATGAAACCATAGCAAAGTGACGATTTAAGGAGGATTAGCAATGAGAAATGAAGCGTGTATGTATCTACGGCTCTCAAGAGATGATGGAGCTTTAGATGAAAGCAACTCCATATCCAGTCAGAGAGAGTTAATCAGAGCTTATGCAAAAAATAACGGCTTTGAAATCGCTCGTGAGTATGTAGATGACGGGATAAGCGGAGCAACATTTAACAGACCGTCTTTTAAGCGTATGATAGACGACCTTGAAAAAGGTGAAATTCATACCATCGTAGTCAAAGACCTTTCGAGATTTGGCAGAGATTATATCGAAACAGGAAAGTATTTACAGCAAATATTTCCTGAAAAGAACATCAGATTTATTTCGATAAACGACAATTATGATTCTTTCAGTGCGGATACGAACGATACGCACCTCATCTTACCGATTCGAAATTTCATCAATGACAGTTATTGCAGAGATATTTCGATGAAGGTAAAAAGCTCTCAGCAAATGAAAAGGCAAAATGGTGAGTTCATTGGAGCATTTGCTCCATTTGGGTATATGAAAAACCCAAAGAACAAACATGAGCTTATCATCGACAAGAAAGTTAAGCCCATTATCGTCAAAATTTTTGACATGAAGATAGAGGGCTATTCTTCTAGTGCCATTGCAAAGTATCTAAACGATTTGGGAGCAGTGACTCCAGCGAAGCATAAGGAAGATACGACCGGGAGCAGTGTGGGATTTACTGCCAAGAAGTCCAAGTGGAACGCTAAAATGGTCAATCGGATTATTAGCAACAAGGTTTATATTGGAACTTTAGAGCAAGGCAAACAAGCTAAATTAAATTACAAAAGCTCAAAGCGAATCAAAATCTTGGAAGAAGATTGGATTGTAACCGAAAATGCTCACCAAGCGATTATTACAAGGAGCAAATTTGAAGTTGCAAATTCAATGCTGCTAAGAGATATGAATTCAAGAGGAGAGCCGTCGCTTTTCTCAGGGCTTTTATTTTGTAAGGATTGCGGCTCACAGCTTGTAAGACGAAATGTGAAGCATAGCGGAAAAACGACTATCTTCTACATCTGTGGCAATAACAATACTACAGGGGAATGCTCAAGGCATAGCGTAAAAGAAGATGACTTGAGAGAAGTTATGGAAAAAATCATATTCGACTATCTTAGATATCATGAAAGCGTTTATAGGCGTGTTCTCAGCAAAGACATAAACTCATTTGACTTTAAGGCGGAAACGGACGATTTAAAAAACGAAAAAAAGAAGTATGAAACGCTAAGAGCTTCTCTCTTTATGGATTTGGAAGACGATTTAATCAATGAAGAAGAATTCGGAAGATTTAGAGCCAACTACGCTGCCAAAATCAAAGAAATCGACAGCCAAATTGAGAATAAAGAAAAATTGGCAGATGAGCTTAAAGAACAAATCATAAATAGGCAGTGGCTAATCGACTTGGAGTATTTCAAAGAAAATTCTAAACTCGACAGGCTTAATCTGGTCTACTTGGTAGATAAGATTCTTGTGGAGGAAGATAAAAAACTCACAATTGTCTTTTGGGGCGATGAGAAACTTAAGGTTATGGAAGAAATCCTGAAAAGGTCTACGCCTGATAAGGTGATCCATCAGAAACATATAATTCCCTTCCCCTTTAAGAATGAAATGCGTAACCGGGAGGTGATGGCAAATGGCTAGAACTCCTAAACGCTATATCCAAAAAGATGAAATCAGAGAAAGAGCGGTTTATAGAGCAGGTATCTATGTCCGTCTTTCAAATGAGAGAAGTGAGAGCTGGAGAGAAAAATCGTCATCTCCGCAAACTCAAGTTGCCGTATGCAAAGACTATGCTAAAGATGAAAACATTGAAGTCATAGAAGTTTACGAGGACTACGAGTACAGCGGTACGAATTTTGAAAGACCTGCATACATCAGAATGATGGAAGATGTACGAAACAGGAAAATCAACTGCATTATCATAAGAGACCTTTCAAGACTTGGAAGAGAACACATTGAGATGGGGAGACTTATAGATAAAGTTTTTCCGTTTCTCGGAGTCAGATTTATTTCGGTTTCCGACAAACTCGATACTTCAAAAGGCGTTAATAGCAATAAGTCTTTTGAAGTCATGCTGAAGAATATCATCAATGACCTATATGCCAAAGATATTTCTACCAAGATTATTTCTGCCAAGCACCAAAGAGCAAGAAACGGTTATTTTATCGGCTCTGTTCCACCTTATGGCTATAAGATTGATAAAACGCCACAAGGACAGAGGCTAATCGTTGATGAAAAGACTGCTCCCATTGTGAAAATGATATTTGAACTAACATTGCAAGGGAAAAGTCAGTACGAAGTCGCTTTAGAGCTGAATAGGCAAAAGATAGCCACTACGATGCACTATTATAAGACCGGAGAATTATACAGAACGGACGAAAATAATCAATGGCATAAAGGAACGGTATCCAAGCTTTTAACAAACAGGACTTATACAGGAACTCTGACGCAAGGCAAAAAAAGACAAAACCTCGCTAAAGGCGAAAAGCAAAGAACAACATCGGAAGATGAATGGATTGTCGTGGAAAACGCTCATGAAGCCATTATTTCTACGGATGACTTTGAAAAAGTTTTAACAGAAAGAAAGGAAAGAAAAAAGCAGCACCCATTCGCTTCTACGCCACATAATTTTAAGCGAGATAGAGTTAATCGCTACCAAGGCAAGGTATTTGCTCTTGATAGTGGTGAGCCGATGTTTAGGAGAACTCGAATCTATGGGAAGAATAAAGATAAGTTCCTTTATATCCATCAAACAGAAAATTGTAGCGGCAAGATAACGGACAATGTCAAAGTGTCAATTCGTGAAAAAGACCTTGATGAAATCGTCAAAAATCTGATTCTTGAAATTGCAAGCAAGATGATTGACGAAAACAGCTTTATTGAAAATATGGCTTTGAATTTCCAAAAACGCCGTGAGTTCTTAAAAGACAAAAAGAAAGCTTGCAGTAAAAGCATTGAGCAGTTAGAAGTTTTAAGTTCAAAGCTTTATGAGAGATATGCTCTTGGTGAAACGGATAAAGAGACCTATTTAAGCACGAAAGACAGCTACAGCCTACAGATAAAAGGTTATCAAGAAGAGTTTTCAAAACTCGATGCGGAAATCGGCAGTCTGAAACTCAATGAAAAAAGAGCAAAGAGATGGATTAAGAACATTTTTAGAGCAAAAGACAAAGTTAAGATTGATAAAGAGCTGGTTGACGCACTCATAGACAGAATCGATGTAACAACAGACAGAAAGTTACAGATTAAGCTAAGCTTCAATCTTGAGAGTTTGGAGGGATTATATGAGTAAACTGGCTTTATATCTGAGACTTTCGGTAGAAGAACGCTCAGAAAGATTTGAGAGCGAAAGCATTTCATCACAGCGTATGTTCCTACAGGAGTTTGTAAAGTCGCAAGACGATTTGAAAAATCTCGCTATGGAAGAATATGCAGATGACGGCTTTAGTGGCACAAATACCAACAGACCTGCATTTCAAAGGTTGATGGAAGATGTCAAAACGGGCAAAGTTAAAACGATTGTCGTCAAAGACCTTTCAAGGTTTATGAGAAATTATATCGAAGCCGGCGATTACCTTGAAAACATCTTCCCCTTTATGGGTGTAAGGTTTATTTCTATCAATGATGGGTATGACAGCAAAAACGAAAATGGCAATGGCACGGAGCTTGATATTCAATTTAAGAATTTGCTCTACGACTTCTATGCTAAAGACGCCTCGGAAAAAATAAAGTCCGTTATGACAACGCTGAAACATCAAGGCAAGTTCTTAGCGTGGTCGCCGCCTTTCGGATATATAAGAGATCCGCAAGATAAACACAAAATCATTGAAGATAAGGAAGTTTCCTTTATCGTTAAGGAAGCTTTTAAGCTTGCTCTTGACGGTTTATCAACAAGGAAGATAGCCAAGCTCTTTAATGAAAAAGGCTACATCACTCCAAGCGAGAGAAAAAAGCAAACTACCAGTATGGACTATGTTTACAATATGGTACTTTCCGACAATCACAAAAAGCCTATATGGATGCATGGAGCGGTTATAAAGTTATTAGGCAATGAAAACTACACCGGGACTTATTGCTTTAATATGCACAAGGTAAAGGCGGTTGGAAGCAACGATCAAAAAGCAGTTCCCAATGAAGACTGGGGACGAGTTTACAATAATCATGTACCGTTGGTGTCTATAAGCGATTTTCAGAAGTTAAGAGAGATGATGGCTAAAAAGGCTTTCAAAAATATCGACTACAAGAAAATAAGTGAAATCAGCTATTCTCTGAAAGGATATGTGTTCTGCGAGGATTGTAATCATAGATTGGCTTTCTCAAAGTCTGTGAGGACATATGGGACATATAGATATCTTAGGTGCAGAACTTGTAAAACTAAAGGCTTAAAAACGCAAAATGTCAATCTTGATAAGCTTGAAGAATATTGCCTTAACGAAGTCTTAAAGTTTGTTGATTTGGAAGAAGTAGAGGAAACTCAGCCTGAACAAGAGCAAGAACAAGTGCCGAAAGAAGTGCAAATAGAGAAATTGCTGAAAGAAAAAGACGAAGCTTTCTTAGAGTACAAAAGAAAAAATCTCAGCAGAGATGATTTTCTGAAGCTAAAAGAAGAAATAGACCTTCAGATTAAAACTATAAGCGAAATCGTTGAGGTTGAAGAGCAAGAAGAAGTCCAAATAACTAACGAGCTGACAAGAGAGTTAGTGGAACGATATATAGAAAAAGTGATTGTATCGTTGGACGGAACTTATAGAGTGGAACTAAGAAAATAGCTTTGCCTTTGAAATCTATAAACGGATTTAATTGAATAGAAAAGCGTATTTCGATAAAATGGTAGCAATAGAAACTTTAAGAAAATAAATAAGGTACTGGTGCAATTTTATGGAAAATTTTTTTAGCATTAACTTGACATCAGAGGGCAGTGGTGGAATGTTTGTTTCCTCCAGCGACTTTGTCAATTCTGAAGGAATCAATGCTAATTCTGCCATGACATTTTATGGACAAGAAAAAGTAGAGTTTAATGCGAAGTTATGTATCATGAATATGGCTGTACACGGATTAAATGCAAAAATCAAATCTGGTGATGAGGCTAACAGCTTCTATCATGATGCTCATAATCTGGAAGGGC